TCATGACGACACCTCCCGGCGGCCATAGCCGACCGCCTCACGTTTCTCGTCCTCGCTGAGGAAGTCGGCGGCGGAAACCCGCCGCCAGAGCGATTCACGCTCGTCCGCCAGCGCCTCGACCGCATCGAGATCGGGTTCGAGGGTGAGCGCATCGCCGAAGGCCGGGCCGAGCCATTGCGCCAGCGACTGGGCCGTGCGCCTGACCAGCGGGATCAGCGTCTGGCGCCAGAAGGCGCGGTTCGCCTCGGCGAAATTGGCATGGGTGTTGTCGCCCGGCAGGCCAAGCAGCAGCGGCGGCACGCCGAAGGCGAGCGCGATCTCACGCGCGGCGACGCCCTTGGCAGCGACGAAATCGAGCTCGGCCGGCGTCAGCGACAGCGGCTTCCAGTCGAGCCCGCCTTCGAGCAGGAGCGGACGCCCGGCATTGCGCGCGCCCTGGAAACCGTCCTCCAGCTCCTGCTTCAGCCGCTCGAACTGGGCCTCGGTCAGCGTGCCGCCTTCCGGCCCGTCATAGACCAGCGCGCCGGAGGGCCTGGCTGCATTGTCGAGCAGCGCCTTGTGCCAGGCGCCGGCCGCGTTGTGGACGTCGAGCGAGCAGGCCGCGGCCTCGACCGGCGAGAGGCCATAATGGTCGTCGACCGGATGGAACAGCGACAGATGCAGGATCGGCGGGAGCGTACCCTCGTCTTGGCGGAAGCGGATGGTCTGGGCGCCGACCGTGTAGTCATAGGCCTCCGGCCAGCCGTCGCGGCCGGGCACCACGCGCATCCGATCGGGCCTGAGCGCATAGAGCTCGCGCGGCTCGCGTCCGATGCTGGCCGCCTCGACATAGGCATTCCCGGCGACGAGCAGGTGGCCATAGAGCATCTCGCGGAAGGCGATGCCACCCTGGCGCGGATTGGGCCGCTCGATCAGCGTCAATGCCGGATGCTCCGGCATCTCGCGCCCATCGACTTTGGCGACCAGCTGGGCCTGCGCCGCCGCCTCGGCGATCAGCCGGACGCAGCGATGCACCACCGGATTGCGCTGATAGCCCTCCCTTGCCAGGGCNCCATAGTCGCGCGGCGTCCAGACCGGGCGGCCGGCCTCGTGCAGGGCGATCAGCGGCCCGACGCGCGAGCGCTTCTGTTCCGGCGCGGCGGGGCCGCGCAGGCTGCGAAGGAAATTGAGCATGGGTTTCTCGCTGTTGAAGAGCGCGTCATGCTCGGCCTTGAGCCGAGCATCTCATGCAGGATGGTCCTGAGGTTCCCGGCTCCGCTGCGCGGTCCGGGAATGACGGCCAGATTAAAGCCCCCTCACCCGCGGCCGGCCCTTTGGCGCGAGCATCAAATGCGTCAGAGCCCAGACCAGCGCGTCGAGCCGGTCGGGCGAGCGGCCCGAGCTCAGCCCTGTCGGACCGAAATCACACATCTCGTCCTCGAGCGCCGGAAAGGCACCGGCATGACGCACGCGGCCTTGCGCATAGAGAGCCGCCACCGGCTCGGCCCGCAGGAATTTTCCGCGCGAGGCCCTCACCGGCGTCACCGGCACGCCCGGATCGACCTCGCGGATGACGCTGCTTGCCATCTCGCCGCCCTGGTTGACCTCGACGACCAGCGCATCGGCCTCCAGTCGGCGATAGAGCGCGACGGCGGCCGCCGCCCATTCATGCGGCTTGGCGCCGGCGAGGGTTCCATCCGCCAGTACATGGCCGATNCCGTCGCGGTCGATGCCGGCCGCGACGAGCCCGCAACTATCGGCCCGTTTCGACGAGGAGGCCGGCGGATCGATCGCCACGACGATCCGCGCCAGCGGCGGCTCCTCGCGCTCGCGGCATTCCTCGATCAGCGCCCGGCTCCAGAGCGCGTCAGCGCTCTCCTCGACGATCTCGCCTTCGAGCTCCTGCCGGCCGAGCCGCGTGCCGCCATAGGCCTGATGCACGCTGTCGAGAAAGCTCTGCGCCAGGTTGAAGCGGTTGGCGCGTGTCGCCGCCCGGCTGACGGCCACGCGCGGATCGTCGAGCAGCCGCTTGATCAAAGGCAGCGGCCGCGGCGTCGTCGTCACCACCTGACGCGGCCGGTCGCCCAATCGCAAGCCGAGCTGCAGCATGTCCCAAGTCTCCTGAAGGTTCGGCCATTTCGCCAATTCGTCGGACCAGGCGGCGCCGAATTGTGGGCCGCGCAGGCCTTCCGGGTCCTCCGCGGTGAACACCTGCGCGATCGCGCCATTGCCCCATTCAAGCCGGCGCCGCGACGGCGACCAGATCGGCGTTTCCCAGCGATGGTGGATCGCCAGCAGCCCGGAGACGCCCTCGATCATCACGTCGCGAACCTGCGCCTGCGTTTCGCCGACGAGGGCGATGCGGCCGACCGGCTCCATTGCGAAGGGCGGTCGCCCCAGAGCCATGCCGCGCACCCACTCGGCACCGGTTCGTGTCTTGCCGGCACCGCGGCCACCCATGACCAGCCAACTGAACCAATCGCCTTGCGGCGGAAGTTGATCCGGGCGCGCCCAGCGAGCCCAGTCCCACTCATAAATCTTCAGCAACTCCGCTCCGAACGTCTCCAGCCCCCGCTGCCCGGCCCATATTCGGATGCTCAGCGGCAAGGCCAGCCAAGCGTCGAGCAAGCTCCCTTCTGAGTTCTTCGACCCTGCGCAATCCTTCGGCGGGGCTGGGCTCATCCTCGGACTTTCCTCCCTCCCCCACCGCGGCAGAATCCAGCGCGACCAGCTCACGCACGGTGCGGGCCAGCGTCGCCAGCGTCTTGGCGTCGACCTCGCTCGCGGCCGTGCCGGCCGGCAATTCGGCAAGATGCGCCTCATGCGCTTCGAGCTGGGTTTGCGCCGCCTTCCAGAGCTTGCCGATCACCGCCTTACGGCCGCCGCTCCGTGCAGGCTTGCGCTTCGCCGCCGGCCGGACCGGAGCGGTCTCATCATTCTCGTCGGTCATCGGAAGCCTCGGCTCGGCCTGGACACGCAAAAGCCGCCGGCTGGGAGCGCGGCTGTAGCGCGAAAAATCAAATGGCACTTAGCGAACGATCAAATGGCAACAGAAGTCATTTCTGAACCGCCGAGAGGGCTCCCTCAGATCGGGTGAACGGCTTGTTGCCGCCATCACCGCAGCTCTCTAAGAACCTCGGCTAGGGCTCGTTGGGGNCTGACGGCGCGGGGGGCACAAGTTGAAGACGACCGCCATAGCCAGGTGGGCACCTTTCAGCTCGCTGAAGGAAGGAACCGAGAGGTACTTCTTTCGAGAAGGGTTCGAGCTGCAACTGGGCATGTGCAGGGTGTTCCTGTTTAGCGCTGTCCTGCTCTCCGCCATCAATCAGATCGCCCTTTTCAATGCGTTTGGCTGGCCGAGCGACTGGCTGCGCGCGCATGTCGAGTACAACCCCTTCGGCATACTGATCCTCTTTGGGAAAAGCCCTCCGAATTGGCTGATCGATGCGAGTGCGGTCGTGGCGCCGATCGCCGGCATTCTCGCCGTCATCGGCTTCCTGACCCGGCCGGCCATGATCGTCGCGACCATCTCGACAATCATCCTCGTCTGCGTCCGCGAAGGCATCGCGCCGTATTGGTCTCATGGCTACAACCTGATCTTCTATTGCGCGCTGCCGTTCATGTTCAGTCGCGCTGGAGCCTCTCTTTCGATCGACCGGGCGATCTGGAAACGGCGGCCTAGCTGGAGCCACGGGCGCCCAGTAGCCCCAGGCGAAGCATCATGGCCCGTCGTTGCCGGCCTGGTGGCGGCATGCGCATTCTTCTACGGCGCGTTCTGGGCCAAGCTCTACTGGGGCGGCCCCATCGCCTGGTGGGACAGCGACAACATGCGCTTTTCGCTTGCTGTCACCTGGCTCGGCTACGACGTCCAGAATATCCCCTGGTACGTGGAAACGATGTGGTCGAGCCCGTTCCTTTACAAGGCGGCCGGCCTGTTCCACCTGTTTCTGCAAGCCGCCCCGATCGCCGCGCTGTTCTCCCTGCGTCGGCCCTACGCCCGCCTCGTCGAGGGTGTCTTCTACTCGATGAGCACCTTGGGGCTGGGCTTCATCATGGGGCTCTGGCAGTACCATTGGCTCTTCATCGGCTGCTTCTTCATCGACTGGGACTATTTTCGCGCCCGGTTCGCTGGGGCTGTCCCTCCGTCGACAGAGTCGTCGGATCTGAAGCTCGTCGCGTATCGGCGCCTGATCATCGTGGGGCTCGCGCTCTTCCTTGGCGCGATACACGTTATGTTCCTGCTGCAAATTCGGCGAGGCACCGTCGCTCTGTATCCTCTATCCGCACTCGATTTTTATGCTTCCGTGCGGGCGGAAACCCCATATGACGAGCATCGCGGCTATCATGACTATCGCTGCGAATATGCGCTGCGATACCCAACTTGCGAGGCTGTTGGGCTACCGGACGAAGGCACTCCAGCGGCCTCGAAACCGCTCGGCCGCGGCGACTTCTCCTGCAGCGGTGGCGAAGTTCGCTTGCGTCACTTCAACATTGATTTCGTGAGCTACTGCTGGCGCGCCGGTTCTCCGGAGGCCCTCCGCACGTTACTGGGAAAAGCGCTCGATCTGACGGGATACCTGCCTCAGGCCGCCACGCGACGAATGCCTTGGCGCTATTCAGCCCCGATGCCCCGAGCCATGCCGATAGCGATCTCGCTGCGCCAGCAGCGGATCGAGTATCCAGCCTACCCTGCGGCGCCCGATCCGATCATCCGTCAGGAGGGACTGAAGGCCATCCTGGCGAGCGACGGCACGATGAAGGCCGTGACCGGCCGCATCATCCGCGACGACGAAACCAAGAAGCTGGCGTTGAAACTCGATGTCGCCGGCCTTAGCTCTCCGGAGTTGACGGTCGAGTACAAGTCTCGGGTGATGAGTGCATCGCAGGATCAGCCATCGCGCGCTGCACCCGGCCGCTGGCGAGGCACAACCTTCCTGCTCGACGAGGATGCGATCGAGAAGCCGGCCTATCTGACGGTCAAAGTCCGCGAAAAGGACGGAGCGGTGCATGAGTTCTATGATGTCGCCTGGTGGTTCTGACGTAGCGCGGCTCTTCCCGTTCCTGGATGAGCGCGCGACGGTCATCTATGACGGCGAGTGCCCGTTTTGCTCGCGATATGCGGAGCTGCTCGATCTTCGGCGTAACGTCGGCGAAGTTCGGTTGCTGGACGCGCGCTCCTTGTCTGACAGCGACAAGGACAGGCTGCGAAACTCCTTCAATCTGGACGAGGGGATGATCTTTGCCCACGAGGGCAAGGTCCACTACGGGGCCGATGCCGTGCATCGGATTGCCGAACTCACCAGCGGCGGCGATGTCGGAAACCGAGTGATCGCCGGCGTGTTCCACAACAGGGGAATTGCGCGGGCCCTATACCCGCTGATGCGCGCGGGGCGCCGTTTGGCGCTCGCGCTAAAAGGGTCGAAGTCCATCCACGACGCGTGACGGTCAGGGCGTGCCCACGATACCCGAATTGCTGAGAACGACCGTCACAGGCTCCGCAGCTGTCAGAGTTTGCTCCGGCAGTGCGACACCGTTCAGCGTGGGCAGAACGTAGCGCTTGAACGGGTTACCGGGCCGCAAAGCGTCCACTCCCCGCACCTCGTCAAGGAACTTGACGATCGTCGGGCTCGCGATCGACGGATTTCCATACGACCAGAAGGCCCTAAACCCCGGCTGGCCATTCTGGGCCACTTTCACATGGTTGTGGTTGAGAGGGTCGGCCGTCAGGGTACGGTTCAATGCCCAGGTCAATCCAGCGTCCGTCGAGAGCCACTCCTCGATGTTGCCGCCGTCCTGCCCCGCAATCCCCGCGCCCGTAGGCAGCAGCGCCCGGAACAGGGTATCGCTGTCGAGGATCANCCCGCCATTGTCGAACTGCCGGTCACCAACGGCGCCGACGGAATAAGCTTGCCAGGTGCCGGCAACGCGCTTGACGAGCTTCCAATGCCAAGCTCCCGGGTTCTGACCGTGCGAAATCAGGATGATCGGGTTGCCGGCACTGTCGATCTGGATGTCTTGCGTGTTCACCTGATCTGCGCCGCTGTTGAAGACGAGCTCGCCGCCCGTCCTCGCATCGATCGGCAGGGTCAGCGCGGTCCCGTCCGCCCTGGTCCAGGCGACGCCACCGGCTGATTTCGCATACCAGAAGTTCTTGCGGAGCTGCGTAGTAGAGTCGAGCACGGTCCAGACGATATGCACGGTACCGCTGCGGGAGGCGGTCTGCGCGTAGACGCCATCAACCACCGGGTTTGCGGGACTCACTACCCGGACCTCCGGCCCCCAACTCGCTCCCCCGTTCGTAGAGCGGCGATAGCTCCAGCTGTAGTCCGGCCCTGTGCGATGGAAAACCGTGATCTCGCCGGCCGCGAGCGCATGGGGCTGGGAATAGGTGCAGTTTCCCGGGATGCTGGGCGACCAGCTCCATGCTGTAATATCGCGCGGGGCGTTGGATTTCTTGATCCAGATCGGCGAATTCTTCGCCGCTGCGAAGACGTAGATGTAACCAGCCGAGTCGATGTGAATTGTCGGATTCCGGTGGCCGTCGGTGTCCGTTAGGTCCATGACCCTGTTGACGTCGACGATCTCGCCGGTGGCGTGATTGTAGGCGCCAATCGTCGCCCAGGCGGGCGAATAGCCGTTCGCCCAGACGAAGAAGGTCTTGTTGCTCGTGGCGTCATAGAGCGCCATGGGCTGCATATTCGACGGGAAGGTAGCTGCCGGCCCCTGATAATAGCCGAGATTGCCATACCACAATCCGGAGTATGGCACTTCGGCTCGATACTGGACGCTCGCGAGCAACGGCTCAGAGCCAACGTCAAGATTGGTTGGGCGTGAGAACGGCATTCAGAGCTCCGCGTCCAGGGAAAGATGGGCTGCGGCTGTCGCGGCCTGCAGGCCGCAGATAAATGGCCCGCCAGACGTTGTGGCAGAGGNGAACCTCACGGAAAAGACATTGCCGTAGGCGGCACTCGAAGAAACGCCTGTGATCGGGCTGTCGAAGCTGACACTGCGATTCAAGCTGGCGTAGGTGACTGCCGGGGCGCCGGTCCGCAGCGGCACGAGCAAAGGCAGATTGACCATGAAGTCGCCGTTGTCGATCAGCATGCCGAGACCGAACCGACCATTCACGGTTGCAATCCGCCATGCCGTGAAATAGCGCGATGCCAGAAGCAGCTCCTGCTGCAGCGTACGCGCCATCCAGGGCGAGGCCCCTGCGCCGACCTCCAGCTTGACGCGATTGAAACTGCAGGCGCCGCCGCCCGAACGCGCGATCTTCAGAGAGAGATTGCCGTTGTCTCCGGCCCCAGTGGTCAGCGTGACGCTGCGCCGGCCAGCGCCGGCCGTGATGACGCCGCTTGCCGATCCCAGGGTCACCGCAAGATCATGAGAGGGCGCCTCGACCGACACCGTCATCATGGTCGAAGCGAGGTTGCCGAAGCCCCAGGCGGCCGGCTCTACGAGCTGGTGCACCTCGCCCGAGGTCAGCGCCAGGCCGAAGCCAGCTGCCGCCATGTTCGAGGCGCCCGAAGCCTTCCAGCGATCGTAGCCATAGACGTTGTTGGCGAGGGCGCCGCCGGCGAAGGCGCGCTGGTTGAGCTGGAAATCGCCGTTGATCAGCAAGTTCGTGCGCGGCGACAGCGCCGCGACCTGCGTCGGCGACAGGCATTGCTGCATGCGGAAGGCGGTGCCGTCATAGCGCTCGACGATCAGGGCGCCGGCCTTGACATCACCGGGGAGGAGCGCGGTCCCGTCCGGCCAGGTCCGCGCCGTCACCGCCAGGGCGTCGACCCTTACCGTCATCGCGCCGGTGTTGTCGGCCTCGGCGATCGAGACCAGCGGCACGCCGACGAGATCGGCGAGGTCGACGAAGGTAGGCGCGAACGCCAGGGTGACCGCATTGGCGGTGCCTCCGACGCCGGCCGCAGTGACGAAGTTGAGCCGTTGCGAGCGGATCGCGCGCAGCAGTTGGGCCAGATCGCCGGCATCGGGCGCGAGCCCAGCCTTCTCGATGATCGCCATCATCTCTTCCTGCGTCGCGTTCAGATGCGTCGCGGTGACCACCGTGCCTTCCTGGCCGGCAACCGTATCCTCGCTCCGAAAGCCGCGGCGGCCGCCGCCGATGTCGACAGCAGTGCTGTGGGCGATGCGATCCATATCAGGCGCTCCCGTAACGAAAAACGACCTCGGTATGCGCCGGCTTGAGCCGCCGGATGTCGCATTCGATATCGCTGAGGGTGAAGGTGACGAGGCGCTCGCCCGCCTGGCTCGCGCCCGCTGTAAACAGACGCTTCCGGGTCAAGCTGGGCAGATGCACCGTCCAGACGAACTGCTGCGGCGGCTCCACCAATTTGCCGCCCGCCACGAGCCTTCCGGCATATGAAACGCGGTTCTCGCTGATCGTGATCGCGATGCCGCGCATGGCCGCAAGGTCGATGAAATATTGCCGCGAGGCGCCGCCGCGCGCCGTCCAGCGCTGATGGGNGAGCTGGCGCCGATCGGCGAGCGACATGGTCGAGGTGTCGCGGCCGCAGGGATCAGGCCCCAGCACGCGCTCGAAGTCGGGCAGACAGACGCTGGCGAGGCGCGGATCGACCTCGTGCAGCATCTCCTCCGCCAGCTCTTCGACATCGGCGATACCGCCGGCGAGCGGGGAGAGCAGTGCAGCGATCAGGCTGTCGCGATCGCGCCGCCAGATCCAGCCCGGCGGCAGATGCGAGAGCAGCTCGTCCAGGACCTGGTCCTCGCTGCGGCTCATGGCGGCGCGTCCCAGGTGACGCCGCCGAGCACCGGCAAGGCGTCGCGGGCCGGCAGCACGTCGCCGGGCGGCAGCACGAGATAGTGGCGATATTCGCCATTGGCGGCGCTGATCGCCTCGGAGAGACGCGAGCGGGCGAAGAGCTGGCCGATCTCGGCCTCGGCTGCGAAATGCNCCGCGGCCGCGCCTTCGACGGCCGCGCGCACCGGCACCGTGTCGGGAAAGACAGCGAGTTGCAGCGGTACAGACTGCAGCACCACCGGCCGGACATGGACCTCGGCCGTAAGCGGCCGGAGCGGATCGAGATGAGCCGCCATGGCGTCGAGCTCGGCCGGAATCGGCACTGCCGGCGCGACGGCCGTTCCCATGGCGACGACGACGCCGACCGAGCCGGGGCCGACCCAGAGCGGCACAGTGGCGACCTTGGCGACGGCGAAGGCGTTCTGGATCCAGACCCGATAGTCGTTCTTGTTGCCGCCATGGCCGGGTTCGCGGATCTCGACCAGGACGCGGGCGAGCAGCGACTCGTCAGTCTCCTCCTCGGAGCCACCTGCCATGCCATCGGCATCGAGAACGGCCGCCTGCGGGTCCAGGCCTCCCTGGACGGTGACGATCGGCAGGGTGGCGCCGCCGGCGGTGTTGCCGAGGACGCCGCCCTCGGCCGCCTCCAGCGCGATCGTGGCATTGCCGGTGCCGTCGAGCACGCCGCCGGCCGAGGTGACGGCGAGGCCACCGCCAGGCAGGCGCATGTCGAGGCCGGCCGGCACGGGGAAGCCCGGCGTACCGGTGAAGCGCGCCAAACCGACCGCCTTGGTCGCCGGGCGCTTGAACACGCCCCAGATCGCGGCATGGCGGATCAGGAATTCGGCCTCGGCCGTGTCGGGCATCAGCTGGCGGACATTCCAGCTGAGGTGCAGATGGGTGCCGTAGAGGCCGGTCGCGTGCGCCCGCGCGATCGCGGCGAGCAGACCCTTCTCGGAGCGAACAGCGCGGGCGATCGCGGCCGGGCTGGCATCGGGCCGGATGCGTTTCAAGGCGGCTTCAAGCCGAGCCTCGGCGCGGCGCGTCAACTCCTCGGGCGTGGGCAGCGGCGCCGGCATCAGGCGGCCTGCTGCATCAGTTCGAGTTCGGTCTCACCAACGCGGCAGACCAGAGCCAGCCAGCCGCGGCGCGGCCAGCTCACCGCGATCTGCGCGGGCGCGCCCGTCTCGGCGCCGACCCAGCGTAGGGCCTCGGTTGCCGCGTCCTGGACGAAGAGCTCGGTCAGCTCGTGCTGCTTGGCGCGCTCCAGCAGCCAGAGCCGCGAGCCGGTGCGGCGGCTATAGGCGTCGAGCGCATCGCCGATAGCGCCACGGCGGGTGACGAAAGAGGCGGAGACGTTGAGGGCGTCGCGACCTTGCGGCAGGGCATCGTCCGGTCGAGCGCGGCGGTCGCTGCCCAAGCTGATCAGCATAGGGGTGAGCGCCGTCTCGTCGAGCAGCAGATCGCCGTCCTCGCCCAGCTCGGCGTCAGCCGTGCGGGTCTCAGGATCGAAGATCAGCGCAACGTCGATGAAGTCGGCGGCCATGGCGCGAACAATGTCGCGCGCGCGCAAGACCGGACACGGCCCCGCGCGGGGCCGTCAGCTACACCCCCGGCTCGGGATCGGGCCCGACGACCGGCGCGACCGAGCAGAAGATGCCGTCGTCCTTGACCACGAGCCAATGGTCGCCTTTGCGCAGCTTCACATAGTCCGGCCTGACGACGATGCGCGGCGCGTTCGCCGCCGAGCCGAGCTTCACAATGATCCGGTCATCGAGCACCTCGACGGTGGCGTCCTTCACCTTCGATTTCACCCGCTTGCGGCTGGTCGCCTCTATCGAGCCGTCAGCCTTCACATGAACACGGTCGCCCTTGAGGTTGTGCATCGCGACCTCGCCCTCTGCCAGCCCGCCCATACGGTTTCCAGGCGCCTGCAGGGGCAGCGCCACCAGGTCGCCCTGGTCTGCGCCGACCGCAAGCACGATCGCCTCGCCGCCTGGCGCCGGCCGGCTTGACACGCCGGCGATGCCCAGCACCTCGACATCGGAACGCTCGACATGGCGATGCACCTCGACCGTCGCTGTCTGGCTGCCGCCCTTGTCGTTGGTTGACCGTACCGCGGCGCGCGCGACGATGCCGCGATAGGCGTGGGCGGTTTCAGGGTCGGCCGACATGGTTCCTCCTGTCAGAGCGGCTTGGCGGTGCCGTCGAGCCCGCCGGGCTTGCTGCCGCCCTTCTTCTTGCTGGACTTCTTCTGGCTGCGGCGATCGCCGACCGGCAGCAGGTCGAAGGCCTCCCGCCCGGTGACGCGCAACCGGGTCATCTCGCCCCGCTCGTCATAGGTGATCGAGACGCCGGCGATCAGCTGCTCGGAGGAGAGACCGGCATAGTCATCCTCGCAGAAGGCGACCGTGTTCATCTGCCAGGGCTTCTGCTCCGGGCCGCCGGTGATGCCGCGATAGCTGTAGTCCATTTTGTCGCCCTTCGACCGGCGGGTCCGCATCTCCCAGTCGGCCTGCTTCTGGGCGTCCACGTCCTTGGCCTGGGTGCGCGACATCGAGATGTGCGGCCGCCAACGTTTGACCTCCGTGTCCTGGGCATGGCCCATGACATGGGCGCCGGCGCCCCCCGGCTTGTCGAGCGGGGAATCGGTTGCCGGCGCCGGTTGCTCCGGCGCCTCGTCGAGCGGCTCGGCCGAGGCGTCCAAGGCCGCCTTTTCCGGCCGGCGGCCTCCATTCTTCTCGCTCTGGCCCTTGACGAAATAGTCGCTGAAGCGCTCGCGCGCCGAGAAGGTGGCGCGCACCCTGGTGACGTTGCCGGGAAAATGGATCTCGTCGATCGCCTTCTTCTTGCCGGAGCGGGTGATCAGGATGCCGCCGACACGATCGCTGGTGATGATCACGGCGCGTTGCTTGGCGTATTTGGCCAGGGCCGAGATCACGGTCTCGCCGGCCTCGACCGTCGCCTTGTCGAGCACCGGGCCGGTGTCGACATCGCATTTGACGTTGATGCCGAAGGGCTCGCAGAGCTTCTTGGCGAACTCCTCGAGCTTGATCTTCTTGTATTCGTGCTTGCCGCGCGGATCGGGCGGACAGTCGACGAGGTCGCCGGTCTTGTCGCGGCCGCAGATCGTGACATAGCCGCCGCCCTGCTCGCCGGCTTCCGAGGTGACGTCATCGATCCAGCCGATCAACCAGGTTTCGCCGTCGATCGTGATCTCGGCCTTGCGGCCCCAGTTCATCGGCTCGCCATCGCCGGCCGGCGTCGTCCATTCCCAGGTGCCCTTGGCTCGCTCGTCGTCATGGACGGTGAGCTCGAAGGAGGCGGAGAGCTCGCCCATGTCGTGGACGAGCTCGACCCGCGTCCAGCGGTCGATGGTCTTACCGTCGATCTTCAGTGCGATCCGGCGCGTCGGGATCTTCGCTGGCAGATAGACCTGCGTCATCGGCCGCTCTCCTGCTTCAGCACCTCGATCGGCCCGGCGCCGAGAATAGCCGGATGGCGCAGGCGGTTGCGCTGGACGATGTCATGCAGCATCGGCACGACCTGGCGCGGATCGTCGCCGGCGTAATGCTGGGCCAGCAGCCAGGCGCCGGCGCGCGGCGGATCGATCGTGATCACCGGCTGCAGACGGCCGATCACCTCGGACATGTCGATCGCGAGACGGCCCCCGGTCTCCTGCAGCGCCTGCCAGAGTGTGGCGACGCTCCCCGGCGCATCGCTAGCGAGACCGGCGGCGCGCGTGCTGGCGCCGGCGAGCGCGGCCTCTGCCTTGTCCTGCCAGGCGGCGGCGTCCTGTCGGCTCTCGAAGTCGATCTCCGCCATCAGGCTGATGCCCTCGGCGACGAAGGCGGTCTCCGCCGCGAGATAGATCAGCCGTTCGGTCGCGGTGACCGGTGCCCGGCCGGGAAGGTCGGCCGAGACCGAGCCAGAGGCACGCGCGGCGATGTGGCCGGCGATCGCGAACATAAGGGTGGCGCCGGCGCGCGGATCCGGCACATAGGGCTTGGCTGCCGGCGCTTCCGAGCTCGGGCCCAGTGCCGCCGGCGGCTGCGGGCGGAAGGCCCCGCCGAGCTGGGCCGGATAGCCGCCGAGGATCTGTGCCACCGCGCCAGCTATGATCTTCCGATCGCCATTGGCGATGGCGCGGTTGAAGGCGCCGGCGACGGCGCGGGCGATCGGCACCAGGACGGCCGCCTGGGCTATGCCACCGATGACGCGGTCGACGATCGAGAACACGGTGCTGATCGCGCCGAGGCCGAAGGAGAAGATGGCGAGTGCCATCGGCACGACCGAAAGCACCGAGGAGACCAGGCCGATCGCGGCGCCGATGACGCCGCCGATCGCGCCGAGCAGGCCGGAGAGCGAGGCGAACAGGCCGCCGATGCCGGGCAGCCCGGACAGGACGTCGTCGCCGGTCGGGTCGAACTCGCATTCGATGCGGGCGACGCGCAGCTCGTCGGAGGCGAAGGAGATCTCGGCCGGGCGCAGCAGCACGCAATCGACCGGCCCGAGCCAGGGATGCATGAAGGTGCCCGAACCCGGAGCCCTGAACACGGCTTCGAGCGCCTTGACCTTCGCGACATAGTCGTCGCCGATGACGAGGCCGGAGATCCGAAACGGTCCATCGATGGGCCCGACATCGTCATGGGTCTTGAGGTCGAGCCCGGGATAGAGCGTCGCATGGATGCGCCGGCCGACCGTATGGCTGGCGTCGATCACCCAGAAGGTGACGCCGCGCCAGGCGGCGGGGCGTAGGCCCGGCAGCAGCGAACCCGGATTGGCGAAGTCCAGCATCAGGCGCGCCCGAGCATCGAGCCGCGGTTCGGCGTCACCGGCACGGCCGGATTGGTCGACTGGACGTTGACGACACGCGTGCCTTCGGCGGCCTCGACGACGATGCGCCCGCCGACTGCGACGTTCTGGTTGGCCGCGGTCTTGGTGAAGCCGTTGGAGCCGCCGATCGAGCCGCCGGTGTTTGAAGTCGGGTTGAAGCCGCCGCCGAGTGGATTGCCCATCGGATCGGTCGCCGGCGCCGGCGCGGTCTTGATACCGCTCTGGGCGCCAGGGGCGGCGGCGCCGCCGCCGAGGAAGCCGGGCAGTTTCAACATCCCGGTCAACTCGGAGATTTTNCCGCTCACCCAGGCAATGAGCTCGTCGAACTTCGCCTTCATGCCGTCCCAGAGCGCCGAGATCAGACTGGCGCCGGCCTGGGCGAGCACGCCCGCGTTTGCGACGATCGCCGCGCCGATCTGTGCGACCACGCTGGCGATCATGGCGACGATCGCCACGAGGCCGGCCGTCATGCCCTCGCCGAGCGAGGTCAGGAGCCGGCCGCCGGCGTCGACCATCGCCGGCAGATTGTTGACCACGGCGGTGGCGAGCTCGGGGATCTTCGCCCCGAGCCAGGCGATCAGGCCCTCGAGCGCCTGGCCCGACCGAATGCTCTCCCAGGCGGCAGAGAACTGTGCGCCGATATCGGTCCACAGTTGCGAGAGCTGCGGGCCGACCGTCGCCCAGTTCTGGTAGAGGTAGGCGGCGCCGGCGGCGAGTGCGGCGATGCCGGTCACGACCAGGCCGATCGGCGAGATGAGCAGCGCGATCGCGGCCGCCAAGGCTGAGAAGACGGGCGTCAGGATCGCGATGCCGGCTCCCAGGGCGAGGATCGCTCCCGCCCAGGATAGCGCGCCGTCGATCAGGCCAGGCCATTTGCCGTCGATCACCACCACCCACCGCAACAGCTCGCTGATCGCCCGGTTCGCCAGCGGCAGGTTCGAGGCGAAGGCGACGCCGATCCGGCGCAGCGCCTGGCTGCCGAGTTCGCCGAAGAGGAGCAGCTGCTGCGACAGGCCGCGCATGCGGCTCTGGAAGTCCTGGTTGATGACGTCTGCGCCGGCCTCGTGCACCTGGCGCTTGAAGTCCTTCAGCTTCTCCAGGTTAAGCAGCGTCGGGATCAGGAAGTCGAGCACCTGCATGTCGGCATAGAGCCGGCCGACCTTGGTGCCGGCCAGCAGCTGGGCGATCTGCTTCTTCGCCGCCTCCTGCTTGTCCTTGTCCGTGCCGGGGCCGGCATTGGCCTTCTTCATGATCTTGTCGATCTCGGCCTGCGGCACCTTCAGCTTGTCCGACATCTTTTGGATGACGGCCTCGACCGGGTTGATGCCTTTGGCCGCGGCATCGGTCATCACGCCGGTGACGTCGACCTTCAACTCCTTCTCGAACTTCTTGATCGCCTCGGGCGCATTGATCTTGGTCAGGAAGTTCTTGAGGTTGTTCGCCGCCTCGGACGGGTTGGCGGTGCCGAGCATGGCAATCTGCAGCGAGGCGCCGAGGCTTGATACGGCCTCCATGCCGGTGATGCCGAACTTCGCCATCTGGTTGGTGAGCGCAGGAAACTCGGCCGCCATGTTCTTGAACTCGAACCGCCCGAGCTTGCCGGCCGTCACGAGCTTGCCGAGCGCCGCCTCCATCTGGTCGGGCGCGATCTTCAGCGTGTCAGAGAGGGCGAAGGCCGTCTTCGACGTGTCTTCGAGCGTGGCATTGGCCGCCGTTGCCACCTTGGCGATCGTCGGCATCAGCTTGTCGATCAGCCCCGAATCCATACCGGACGCGACGAGCAGCTGGGCGCCGCTGGCGATGTCGGCCGAGCGCTGGCCGGTTTCCAGCGCGAGCTTCTGATACTGCGCCGAGATCTCGCCGATCATCTTCTCGACCTCGCCGCCGGTCTTGCCGGCGGTGATGGCAATATCGCGCAGCGAAGCATCCCAGGCGGCGGCCTGCTGAATCGGCGCCGAGAAGGAAATGGCAGCGAGCGCGCCACCGACGACACCGATCTGCCGGCCGATATTGGCGATGCCCGAGCCGATCGAGGAGATGCCGCGCATCATTCCGCGCAGCGGCGCCGTCAGCCGGTCGACCAGCTGGACGAGGACCGAGACCTTCATATCACGTCCGGCCATGTCAGCTTTCCTCGCGGGCGCGACGCTCGATCTCGGCAGCGCAATTGTGCCACCAGCGGAGCTCGGCGAGCGTCAGCGCCTCGGCCTGGGNGAAGCCGCCGCCGTAGTAGCGGGCGACGGCTGCAACGATCAGAGCCCAGTCGTCCGGCCACTCACTCTGAAAGAAACGAGACGATAGCGGTCGCCGCCGCGATATCGCGCGCTCCCATGTTGTCGAAGATCACCATCATCCTCTGCGTCGCGATGTCGGCTGCGCGCGCCAGGGTGGTCACCGGCTGCATGTCGGCCGAGGCCTGCAAGATGATGCGCATGTCGGCGCCGGTGAGCTCGCGCAACCGCAGCTCGTCGACGTTCTCCGTCCGGATCACCNCCCCGCTCTTCTTGATCTTGAGCTCGACGGGCTTGAGCAGCGGCAGGGTGTACGAGCCGTCATCGTTGCGTACGGCGCGTGCCGGCAGCTTCGCCGCCCTCGACGCGGCCTCCTCGCCACCCTCCTCGATGACCGCTTCGTCCCGGCTGGAGCGGCCGATCTCGGCGTCAGACTCCTCAAGCTCCGCGTGGCCAGGCGGCATCACGGAAATCCTACGGGCGGGTGCATTGGTCACGCGACGATCTCCTCGGGTTCACCGCCGGACCACTTCAGCGGCACCTTGCCGCCTTCGCCGCCGGTCATTTCGCGCTGGTCGGTCAGGAAGGCGTCAGGCCAGGTGAAGACCTGGCCAGTGTCGCACTGCACCTGCAGTTCGCCCTCGCCGACGCTGTAGAGCTCCTTGAACTTCTGTCCCCGCTCCAGGACGGTCGTCGCCTCGATCTCCGAGCCAGCGAACTCCTGCGCGCGGCCGACCTTTCGGCCGTAGACAACGGGCTTGTTCATGATCCCGCCGAGCTTGAGCTTGGCGCCCTTCTCGACCGGGATGTTCCGGCCCTGCCAGACGATGTCTACGATGCCGAGGACCTGCGTCACGACGGCCTCCTTTCAAAGGTGGTTGGAGCGCCTGCTCAGGCCTCGAATTCCAGCGCGGCCGCGAGCACCATCAGGTTGCCGATAATGTTGATGCGCTGCTGGCCGTTCAGGCGGTTCTTGTCGCTCTCGTCGATCTCGAAGCGGCTGAGTTCGAGCGTGCGAGCCACCTCGACGATCCAGGCCTGTCGCTCGTAGAGCTTGCAGCGCGACGCCCAGGTGCCGGCCATCCGTTTCGGCGTCACGACGACATCGTTGTTGTTGGCGGCGACGCTGTCGTCTGGCGCCAGCTTGCTGCGCGGGTACATCAGCGTGACATAGGCGGCCCAGTCGTAGCGGATCCGCGTCAGCGTCTTCGGCACCATGATGTCGAGCCAGGCGGTGTCGGCCACCGCGAGGTTCGAGACCTTGTAGGTGGTGATGACGCGCTCGATCACGACATTGCCGTCCACCAGGCGCGTCCAGGTCGAAATACCCTGGCGCAGCAGCAGGTCGCGCTCGGTCTCGATGAAGCAGTCGGCATCCTCTGGCGCATCGATGCCGGGCAGCACGAGCGAGCGCAGCTGCCGGGCCGGATCGTTGGTCAGATGGAAGGTGCACAGGCCGCCAAGCGCAGCCGCCCATTCCCAGGGCGCCTGCAGGCCGGCCTTGGCTCCGATCGCCGTGAGGTGCGGCGAGTTGGTCAGCGCGCCCTTGGTGCCGAGCTCGCCATAGGTGCCGCGATGGCCGACATAGATGTGGCCGTCCTTCTTGCCCATCGCCTTGTAGCGCTCGGCGAAGTCCTCGGCGACGANCTCGAGATTGGCGGCGTCGTCCCAGGCCATGACGACGTCGGTGATCCAGGTATTTGCGACCGCGTCGAGGATGTCCTGGACGTCCGGGTTGCCGGTGCCGGGTGTGGTCACGGCCGCGGCGATCGCCAGCGTGCCCGGCAGGATGTCTTCAGCGGTCTTGCGGAAGCGGACGTCGATATGCTTGCCGACCTCGCCGGCATGCTTGGCCGTCAACGTCATCACCGCGACGGCCGAGGTGGCGACGACGGGCATATCCGGATCGGCGTTGATCGCCAGCACCGCCGCGGCAGCGTGCTGGGTCGGCGTCATCGTCGAGGTCGCCTTGTAGCGGACGCGGCGGCCCTGAATGTACATCGAGATTGTGCCGGCGCCGGCACCACTGAAGGTATAGGTGCGGACCTCCTTCACGCCGGCGCCATCGTCCGGCAGTGCGATGGCGAAGACCCGGTTCGTCTTGTTGGCCTTCTTCCAGGCGCGGACCATCTGCTGCCCGACAGAGCCGGGACCGAACAGCGCCGTGCCCTGCTCCGGCCGGGTGATCTCATAGGGCTGCGCAACGACCGCTGTGCCGGCCGCGAGCTTCTGGACGAAGAGGTAGGCGACGGCCGGGAAGGAGACCAGACCCATCTGGTCGTAGACCGGCCGGCCCTCGACATAGGTGCCCGGGACGCGCCAGTCGTACGGGATCTCGTTGAAGTTGATCATCGCGCCCTCACTTCTTCTCGTCGGCTGCCGGCTTCACCGGCTTCGGGGGCTGCGCCTCGACCAGGTCGCCGTCCTTCAGGCGCCGGCGCACGAACTGGCTGCGCTCGGCCCAGTCGCCCTCGGTCGGCCAGAGCTCGCCGTCTTCCTGGCGGCGCACGATCCGGCCCTCGGCCGCCTTCAGGTAAAGGCGCTTGTCGATCATGGCGCGGTCCTCACATCGATGGGTTCGTCGCGATCCTTGCCTTCCGGCCAGGGCTCAAATTCGGAGACTTGCTTCAGGAAGTCGGGTGCCGCGGCGCCATCACCGGTAACGTCGCCAACGACGATTGTCGCCGTGAGGTCAAGCGTGGCGATCACAGCGGTGATGTCGCCGAAGCCCTGGGCGTACGCCTGGGAGCAGGCCGTCACGAAGAGTGTGCCGACATCGACCAGGGTGTAGCCGTTCAACAAAGCGATCGCGCCGGCCATCGCCGGATAGAGACCGGGAGACTTGCCGTCGCCGAGGAAACGAGCGGCGCGCGTCGGGTTCTTCACCACGATGGTCAGGCGCAGCCCGGCGGCGCCCTGGAAGCGGCGGCCGACCGTGTTGGCGTTCGGGTTCAGCTGGCGCCAGCCCAGCCCCAGCAACGGCGTGCGCTCGCTGACGAGCGACCTGAGCTCCTCGATCGAGAGCGGATCCGGCACCACACGGAAGGCCCAGCGATCGGCCTTGAAGAAGAGGCGTAGCCGCGCCTCGATGCCGTGCGTCCAGGCGGTGAAGGGATCGAGGACGACGCTCATAGCCCGACCTCGCCATGGCGGCCGAACATGCGCGGGCGATCGCTGGCGCGGGCCGAGCTCGTCTGCTCGATCGGCGCGACGCCTTCCAGCGTCNCCGTGCCGGTCGAAAGCTGGGTCAGCCAGGCGACGATGTCCTTGCGGTCGCTCTTGACCTGGTCGGCCGGCTCGCGATCGCCGCCGACCGAGAGGTCGTAGCGGGCGAGGATGCAGCTGGCGCGGGNGATGACCTGCGGCACGGGCGCGAGCGGTACGCGATAGCGCTTGCGCAGATAGGAATCGATGATGCCGTCCGCGTCGGCGAGCGCCTGCTCGACCGGGACGGGGTTGACCACGTCCGGCAGAACGCCATCGACGGACGAGAGCCGCAGCATCTCAATCTCGCCGAAGCGGCCGACCATGTCATGGACGGTGGCGTAGGNCATGGTCAGCCCTGACCCAGGCGCGCGGGTTTGAAGACGGCGCGGTTGACGGCCATGAAGCCTTGCTCGATCGAGGTGCGACCGATCGCGAGCCAGCGGACATCAATCTCGGGATTGGCCGCGAGCAGATCGAGCGCACGGAGAACCTGCTCCTCGAGCTGCTTGTTCAGGTTGACCAGCGCCACGGCCTCGCCGCTCTGAGGGCGATAGCCTTGAACTGGCAGGCCGGAATGCTGGGTCATCGGAAACTCCAAGGCGACGGCCGCCCCGCACGCCGGCGGCCGTCAGATGAGGGGTTGTCCGGGACAGGAGAGCCGAAGCGCCTCCCGCCCTAACCGGCGCNCCCATCGTGCGAAGGCGAACCGGACCCCACGCTCTCGGGGGGTATCTCGTCAGGCGCTGGCCTGGGCCTCGGCGAAAGCCTTGGCGGCGTCCCTCAGTTCCTCGTCGGTCGGCTCGAAACCGATGGCGGCGATGGCGCGGCGCTTAGCCTCGGCGCGCAGGCCGCCGGCGGCGGTGAAGTCGCCCATGGCCAGCGTCTTGAAGAATTCGACCAGTGCGGCAGACCGTTCCTCGCCCTCGGGCGCAGCGACCACGGCGCCTTCGCTGAGGACGCCGGCGTCGACCAGCGGGCCGGCGATTTTCTCATCGAGCACGATCGTCTTCTCGTCCTCGGCTGGGCCGTAGTCTTTCCCGTCGAAGGTCAGCTTCGACAGGACCAGGTGCTTGAGCTTCGCCATGGTCTGGCTCCTTGAAACGAGGCTTGAAGGCCCTTTTCAAAGCCCTCGCCAGCGAGGCGAGGGCTTTCGCAGGAAGGCCCCGCGACCGTCCGTCAGGCGATCACGTTCTGCAGGAAGTAGGCGACGGCCGGCGCGGCGATCATTTCCTTGACGCGCTCGCCGACACGGATGGAGTTGCCGCCCTGCAGGCCGATGTTGGGATCGGGAATGCGGCCGGCGAGGCGCGTGCCGTACTGCGCCGTGTAGCCGAAGGTCATGCCGGCATCGGGCCCGGCGACGCTGTTCTGGTAGATCAGCGAGATGTGCTTGCCCCAAACCCGGTTCATCACCGCCGCCTGACCCTTCTTCGCCGTGTTGACGAAGGACGAGCCGACGATGACCTCCTGCAGCTCGAAGAGCTCGGCGACCTGCTCGCGGGTGGCATTGCCCTTGTTGAGGTTGCCGCCCTTGACCGCATTGACGATGTGCGGGTGCGAGCGGAACTTGGTCCAGGCCGCCTGGCCGATCACCATTTTGTTCGGCCGCATCACGAAGGTGGAGTCCAGCGCGTCGTTGACGACNCCGATCGGGTCGGAATTGGCGAAATCCGAGAACTGCGAGGTGCCGGCGAGCGTCCGCCGATTGGCGGCGGGATAAGTGTTGAGGTCGAAGACCTTCGCCGCCACGCGGATCTCGCGATCGAGCAGAACGAGATCGGTCAGCACCTCGGAGGCGCGCGCCTCCGGATCATAGGTCGAGAAGCCGGCGGCGCGCTGCTGGGCGGCCGCGGCGACGTCCGAATTCGGCACGAGATCGTCGAGACCGTAGTCCTCGACCGCGGCCTGTTCCTCGGTCGCGCCGACCTCGATCTGGTTCGGACGTCCCTTGCGGCCGACGAAAGTGTTGGGGACGGTGAAGCTGTCCTCGACCGGGAACTTCAGCCAGGAAAACTTCTCACCGCCGACCGGCACGCGCGGCAGCACCCTGTCGGCGATCAGGTTGACGTCGGGGTTGGCGAACTTGATCGAGATCGCCGTCAGGACGGGATCGACGAGGAAAGGACGAGCAGTGGCCATTGACGGCTCCGGGTGAGAGTGAGGCTGCCGGCCGCTTAGCCCTGCATCAGGCAGGGCTGGACGAGGACGGGGATGATGTCGCCGGCGACGCCGGAGGCCATGGCGAATGCACCGACACGAGCATTCGCGCCGGCGGCCGGTGCCGCCTCGATCGCCGCGCCGTTGGCGTCGGAGGTCAGCGGCTTGCCGCGGGNGACGTTGCCGCCAAGCACGATCTCGGTCTGGCCGCTATGGACGACATCGAGGCGGTCACCCTGGGCGGCGTCGACCTTCTCGAAGACGCCGACGATCAGGTCCGTGGCGGCCGCGGCCTCGATCATCGCCGTGTCGGAAGCGCCGAAGACGGCGAAGCGGCGGGCGCGGACCGCAGCACCCGCGAGATAGGTCTTGATCAGGGTCGGCGAGTTCATCAGCTCCTCCCGGAGACAAACAGGATCGCGTCGGTCGACGAGATCGTGATGCCGTTCTTGGCCTGCTCGGCCCGGTGCGCCTCGGCCTTGGCGATGATCTCGGCGGCGGACGTGCCGGCGGCGAGAGGGGCGTCCTTCGGCGGCGTTACGATGCCGCCCGAATTGATCGAGGGCAGCGCGGCCAGTTCCTTGTCGACACCGGCCGGGTCCTTCTGGTGGCGCTCGATGTAGTGGTCGCGCATGGCGACGATCGGCTTGCCGGCCGCGATCGCGGCGTCTACCGCCTGGGTGGCCTTGTCCTTCGAGCGCTCCGCTGTGACCGTGTCGAGCCGCGACTGCAGGTCGACGACGGTCTGGCGCAGAGTGACGGCATCGCCGCCGGCGGAGCGGGTCGCGTTGAGGTGGGTCACGACCTGGTCGGCGCTCGTCGCCGCAGCGAGACCGGCGGCCTCGGCGAAGCGCTTGAGGTCATCGGCCCGGCCGGCGACGGCGGCATGGGCCGACGTCGCCGCTGCCAGCACCGCGTCCTCGGCCGCATCGTCCTTCAGGCCGAGTGCCTGGCGCAGCTTTGCGACGAATTCCATGGGTTCGCTCCGCGAGTGAAGAGAAGTCAGGTTGAGGTTCGGATCGTTCGTCAGCGCGGCGCGCAGGATCTTGAGCACGCGGCCTTCCACCTTCGTCGACAGCAGCACCGGGGAGATGCCGCGATAGGCTTTGTCAGCCAGGAGCTCGCGGCCGGCATTGGTCCATTCGACCTTGCCCCAGATGCCATCCGACCGGGCTTCCATCGCGACGATCCAGCCGCGCGCCGGCGACGGGCGCCCTTCTGGCGCAGCCGTGTCGGTGGCATGGTTCTCGTCGATCGGGAGCTTCCCGGCCGAGAGGCTATCGGCGATGACGGCGGCTGCATCCTCGAGCCTGAACGGCCCGCGCCCATCCACTCCAGAAAAGGTCCCGACGGGAGTGAGGTGGACCCATTCGGGAACCTCACCCGTCGCCGGGATCTGGAAGTGAAGGGAGGAAACAATCGTCTTCATCGCCCCCGAATGTGGCCGGCGGCAAAGGCGCGCGACACGGCCCCGCGCGGGGCCGTCCATCCAGATCGCAAGAAGGGGGTGTCAGCGCGAAGCGATCAGCGCTTGCTACCGGATGATGGCCCGGAACCGAGGGCGCGGGCAAGACCGCCTTCGACCACGTCGAGGATCAGGACCTGGTCGTCACTGCTGATGCCGACGAAGGGACGCGCCGGGATCTCGACGGAAGGCGTCTTCACCAGCTTGCCGCCCATCTTGAAGACGAGGAACGGGCCATTCTTCGCGGTGACGACGGCGCCGCCCTGATGGACGCCGGCATAGATCTTGTTGCTGCCGACCTGAACCTCAGTGCGGGCGGCGCGGTAGGTAATCGAGCCCTGCAAGCCGCCGCGCATGGCGCTCTCGCGCAGGATGCCGGCGCCTCGCTTGCCGCCAGCGTAGAGCGGATTGAGCGGAGCCCAGGCCGAGCCGTCCGGCGCGACCTCGTCGTCAAAGCGATCCTGCGTCGAGGCGACCAGGCCGACGCCGATCGCACGCGTGATCGGCGTCGTGTCCGCCATGACGTGCTGAAGGCGCTGGAAGGCCGAGCTGGCGGCGGCCCAATCGAAGGAGAAGGTGACGGTGAAGCTCACCTTGCGTTCAACCTCGTTTGGCTCCATTTTGAAGCGGGGCGATCAAGCAAGCTGCTTCGTGCGCCGGTCATCTGCACCGCGGGGATGTAACGACCCCCTGATCGCCCCGCCTCTTTCATTTCCGGATCTCGCGCAGCTTGGCGGTGACGCGCTTGCGCCGCCGTTCGCCGGTCTGCTCGAAATTCGGGATTATCAGCCGCTCCCCGCCGCCCGGCCGCGGGACGCGGCGGACGATCAGCATGAGCTGGCGCTTTTTAACGGTGCCTGGATCAAACCAGTGGAAGACGAGCTGCCGATGGCGGCCGCGCTGCGCGGCGTCGAGGTGAACCGTGCCGTCGCGGATGATCTGATGCAGGCTGGACCAGTCATCCGGCGTGATCTCGGGATGCGGGTTGCTCGCCCGGCCACCGACCTCGTCGGCGCGGCCTGCGACCTTCAGTATCCGGAAGGCGCTGAGCTCGATATCGCGGCGCCCGCCGCCTAGAACTTCGGCCAGGTGCTCGGGAAGCCGCGCCGCTGCAACGCTCTCGGCATGGCTCTGCACTTGGCCAGCCAGAACTCGCTCGGCGAAGGCCTCGACATCGTGGGGATCAGTCAAGGGAGGCAAAGCTGGCGCGGTCGGCGTCAGGCCGGGAACCGCTGTGCCCGGCGCATTCTTCCAGACCTGGCCCGGATTGTAGTCGAAGCCGATATCCACGCCCTGCGAGCCCTTCAGCACCTCGCCGGTTTTCCGGTCCACATGAGTAATAGGCAGGCGCTCCGGCGCTTGGTCGACGCCGGAGCGGCCCTGGCGCTTCAAGCCCGCTTCACTGACGGGGCGCACCCGGCAGCCGCAGCCCCAACCATTGGGTGGATAGGCCCAGTCCCAGAACGGATCGTCGGCACGCAGCACGGTGCCGTTCCAGGCGAGATGCTGCTTGCGCGGGTGCTTCGCGCCGGAGTGGACATACTGCCAGTACGGGAAGGCGGCGAGCGTCGCCGGTTCGGTCTGCTGGGCGTAGCGGCCAGCCGAATACGCCATGCCGAGATTGGTCTCGAAGATCACCCGGGAGCGCCAGCCCGGCTTGCCGACATGATCCCATCCATGACGCCGGACGATGTCGTCGAACGTCTTGCGGAACTCCTGGATCGTCGAACCGGTTTCGAGCGCCTTCGCCACCTCGCGGCGGAAATCCTCGACCAGCGCCATCGAGGTCGCGCCGGCGACGGTGAACGCCTTGGCGTTGGCCTTCTGCCAGACATCGGTCCAGCCGGTGGAGGTGACGTTCGTCTTCTGCCGGAGATAGTCGATCGCCTCGTCGAACGGCAGGCCGATGGCGCTCATCGTCGTCGTCATGACGCGAGCCCGTAGGAAGCCCGCTGAGGCCCGTGGCCGCTTCGGGCCCCGATGCCCCGGAGAATTCCTTCAAACCGGAATTGAAGCGCCTGTGGCCCGCCAGCGCATAATCCGCGAGGAGGGGCCACCTTGCTAGCCGCGGCCGGCATCGCGTTCGTCCACGAGCTCGTCGAGCAAGGCCGCCCGGCCGGCCAGATGCGAGAGCGCGATCGCCCGGCCCATCGCCTGCGCCAGGCGCTCAGGATCGAGCTCCAGGCGCGCCAGGCGGTCGGCCAGGTCGGCCATGTCCGTTGCCGCGTCGAATGCCTCGCGGATCTCGCCGGTGAGGCCGGCCAGGGCGCCGGCCGCATCCTCGGCCGCGCGCTCGGTCAGGCGATCGACGAACTCCGGCTCCGGTGCGCTGGCATGGCGGCTGACGAGATGGCGCAGCTGGTCGAGCGGCGCCGGTACGACTGGATCCTGCGGAAGAGCGGACGGTGCGGGCGGGCGGCCGCCAATGACCTCGGCGCCGGCGGCCGGCTCGGTGAAGCCCAGCCGGTCGCGCAGCTGCGAGACCTCGACCGTCAGACCCTTAGGGCCGAGCTTGTCGAGGGCGTTCACCACCTCTCCGAGCGGGACCTCGTCCGGTCGGCCGATGCGGAAATCCGGATAGAACTCCTGCGGGCCGAAGGTGAAGGCGATCATCTGCCGGATGATCTGGCGCTTGACGGTGGTCGACAGCGCCCGCGCGTCGGCACGCTCGATATCCTCCTGGACGAGCCGGTGCTCCTGGGCGACGGCATGTCCGCCGGAGACCGCATCCGTGGTCGTGGTTTGGCCGAGCACGAGCTTGGAGACCTGGCGGTCGAGCCAGTCACACCGCTTCTCATAGGCCTCGGCGCTCTTCGTCGTGTCCTTCAGTCCAACGAATTCGATCTCCATCCCCTTCGGGATGATCGCCGCGGCGTCGCCGGCGATGTTGAAGACGGCGCGGGCGAGGACCTCCTTGTCGACGTCACTCGCGGTCGGGTCGTATTTGCCGACCCGGATCGGCGCCGCGTAGTTCTGGATGAAGATCTGCCAGTCCTTCGTGGTGAAGGCCTTGAACATCCAGGACCAGCTGGCGATGCGCGCCAGGCCGGAGCGGATGGTCAGGCCGCTCTTCGCCTTGTGGCGATGCACCACGAATTTGTGCGGGGTGAGCTGCTGGCCGGTGGCGCCCTCGCGCAGGAGGATGGTCTCGCCATCGGTCCGGTCGAAATTGAACCAGCGCGCCGGCCGATGGACGAGCGAGGCCGGTTGAACTCGCTTGGGCGACACGTCCCAGTCGATCTCCAGCACCGAGAAGCCCTTGCCGATGGCATCGAGCATGTCGAACAGGGCATCATCCAGGACGCCCTCCTTCAGCCACTCCCGGACGAAATCGGCGTGCTTGACGTGCTCGGGCGCGTCGCTCGCCGCCTCGACCGTCATCGGCAGCTGGCAGACCTGGCGCTTGCGGGTGCCGAGCACCGAGAGGTAATGCGGGTCGCGCTCCTCGATGTCCTCGGCGAGCTCCAGCCAGGCCTGCGGCTCGCCATGGGCGGCGGCGCGATGGATCACCGCCATCTTCCAGGGCGTCAAGCCGTCGACATGCTGGACGGACTGCACCTGGCGGTAGCCGTAGAGCTGCGGCGCGGCCTGCGGTTCCCCGAACAGCGCGTCCATGTCGACGCGCTCCCCATCAGGACCGAGGACGCGAGAATAGCGCGGCATCACAGGCCTCCGCGAAGCGAGGGGAACAAGCCGCCGAAGGACTCAGCGAAGGGGCTGGCGCCAAGGCCGCCGCCGGCGAGGCCAGCCTCGGTGACCCGCTGGTAATCGTAGACGACGATCGGCATGACCGAGGCGAAATGGGCCAGTGCGGCCGCGATCGCGGCGTCGCCATGGCGCTTGCGCTTCTTGCCCTCGGCTGCGCCTTCGCCTTTCTCGGTCGTCCGCACCCTCGGGATGCGGGCGACGCCGTCGATCATCCGGACGACGCGGAAGTCGTTGCCGACCTCGACATCGTTCGGGACGTCCATGCCGGTAGCTTCCAGCGTCGCCTTCAGCTTCGGCATGTTGTCGCGATACCAGTCGACCGAGAACTTGATCTGGGCGATGCGCTCCATGCCCCAGCGCTGGGCGGTGCGCTCGGCGATCGCGGCGCCATTGCCGCCGGCGTCGATAGCGCCGCCGCCGAAGCGCGGCAGGCGAGCGATCATCCACCAGAGGACGAACTCCTGCTCGTCGAACGGGATGTTGCGGAGCTCGATCACGAACGGGCAGTAGCGATGCATGCCGGCCGCCATCTGGATCGGCCAGATGTCGGTGGCGTCGGCGACGCGCGCGAAGTCCATGCCGAAATAGCTCGGCGCGTCCGGCAGGATGCGATGCAGCAGCGGCTCGACATTCGCCGCCAGCCAGGCCTCTGCCGCCGAACGGCGCAAATGCGCCGGCTGGGCAGCGAAGGCGCTCGGCATCTCCCAGCGCAGCACCTTGGCGTCGGGCTTCATATTGGCCTCGACGACGGCCGGCAGGATCCAGACGCCGGAGCCTTCCGCAGGGATGCAGAAAAGCTCCTCATCGGCGCCGTCGCCGTAGTGTGCGATGATCTTGGCGCGCCAGCCGGCTTCGCCTTCTGCCGTNCAGGNTTCGCCCTTGCGCTGGCAGATGCGCTGATAAAGCCCTTCGCGCAGCGCCTCGTCGAAATCGATGCGCACCAGGCCGTAATCGTAGCGGCCGGCGCGGATGTCCTTGACATACTGGTTGAAGGCGTTGGCCTCGCCGTTATGGGTCGAGATCACCACGACCATGCCGCCCCAGATCAGCAGCGCCATCGCCGCCTTCAGCAGCTCGGCGAGATCGTCATGGAACGCGGCCTCGTCGACGATGACATAGCCCTGCTTGCCGCGCAGCGAGCGCGGCCGGGACGGCAGCGCCACGATCTCGAAGCCGGAGGCGAAGCGGATGCGGAAGGCCTTGATCTGGCGCGTCTCGCCGGTCGCCGGGTCGAGATCCTCGAAGACATATTCGCCGGTATCGAGCGCGGCCTTGGCGAAGAGCTTGGCCCACATGGCGCAGACGTCGATGAACTCGCGCGCCATCTCCAGATTGTAGCCGATGTAGAAGGTGTCCATGCCNCCCGCGACGCGCTCGGCAGCCGAGACCAGCACCGCGTCGGCGGCGAAGGCCCAGGTCAGCCCGGTGCGCCGGCTCTTCTCGATGAAGGTGACTTCGTGCAGGAGGCGGGCGCGGATCGAGCGCTTCTGATAGCCGAGCAGGATCTCGGAGCGCGGCAGCTCCTGCAGCTCTGGCGGCAGGCCGTAGAGCGACTGCTCGCGCAGCGCCTTCCACTCCTCGGCCGAGATCGCCCGGCCGATCTTGAACTCCTCCTGGACCGTCGCGCTCATCTCGGCTTGTCCGCCAGGTTGAGGAATTCGTCGCGCAGTTCCTCGACTCGCTCGGCCGACAGGCCGGCCTTCTTGGCGACGCTGGCAAGGGCCGCCCCGGCCTTCTCCTTGAACTCGCTTTCGAGCTTGCTGCGGCGGGCCGCTGACATCGCCTGGCCCTTCACCGTGTCATGGAAGGCGCGGGCCAGCTCCATGGCCATCTTCGGCGTGCGCTCGCTGGCATCGGCTTGGGTGAGCTCGAAAACCAGCATCTTGATGAACTCTCCGAGTACGATGCTGTTGTCGTCGACCTTCTCGGGCGTGAATTGGTCGGCGATGCCGGTGAAGATGTAACGGGCTTCGTCGAGCCGGATCTGCACCGCCCGCAGCTTCACGGCCTTTCGGTTGAAGGCAGAGGAGCTAATCGGTTCGACGCCCTTGAGCGCCAGCCGAGCATTCAGGTCCAGCAGGATTTCCGCCTGAGTGCGGGTACGCTGATTGAGCTCGCCGATCGCCCAGACGATATCGTCCTGTGCATCCTCCGGGACGAGATCGAGCGAGGAGAGCCGGTTCTTGCTGCCGGCCATGGCTCAGGCCTCCGGACGCGACGGGCGCTTGATGCCTTCGATCACAAGGCGCCGATGCACATGATCGGAACCCTTCGCCGTCAGCTGGGCGACGCGCACCGTGCCGGCGGTGACGACGGTGATCGCCGCCATCGACACGAGCCAGTTGAGCTCGTCGTGGACCCAGTCGCGGCTCTTGCTGATGCCGAAGGAGTCGAGCGTGACCCGCAGCAGCTCGGAATTCAGCCGGCCGTCCGGCTGCTCCTCGAGCGCACGCAGGATGATGAGGCGGGCTTCCTGACGGACGAGAGNGTCGAAGCTCATTTGCGGGCCTGCTCGAGCAAGAATTCCTGTAAGCGTTCGGAGGTGGCGGCGATGGGCTTCATCTGCTCGCCCATGGCCTTCAGCTCGCCTTTCACATCGGCCAGAGCGAGCTGGATGGTGTGGACAGAGCCGCGGTCCGGAAGGTGCCGGAATTCGTTTTCGAGCGCCGCCACGCGATCCTCGATCTTGTCGGCCTTGTCGATCGCGCGGTTGAACTTGCCGTCCAGCGACTCCGTCGCCCCGGTCGTGATCGACCTTGGTCACGAACTTCGTCGATAGGAGCAGGATGACGAGCGAGCCCACCAGTGACAGCACGCCGCCATAGGCCTGCAGAAAGGACAGCAAGTCGTTCACCGCACCACTCCATCGACGGCCGCGACGGCAGCCGCCCGCCTGGTCTCACAGATCCGCAGCGCCGCGCGGTCGCGGCCCCAGCTCGAAGTCACCTCGGCCGCGGCAAGCGCCCGATCCGGTAGCGCGACCGGCGCGGTGCAGGGCTGACGCGCAGCCGCCGGCAGCTGCGGGCGGACGATCTCCAGCTTCACCACCGGCTCAGGGCTTGGCGCCGTCGAGCAGGCGGACGCGATCGCGCTCCAGCCCGCAACGGTCGCCACCAGCAAGGGCCGCATTGGCCTTCTCCATCTCGTTCAACTCGGTTTGAAGGCGGGCGGTATCGCCTGCTGCCCTGACCTCGATCGCGGCCACGGCCTGTGCCTGGTCTGCCCTGGCGCGCTCCGCCTGCGCATTCGCGGCGGAGATCTCGGCGCGCCAATGGGCGTCGCGTTCCGCCCGTGCCGTCGTGGCGGCCTGCTCCTGCAGGCGCTCGATCGCGACCATGCCGCGCCAGAAGCCGAGGCCCGCGAGCGCGAGCAGCACCAGGACGGCTCCGCCGGCGGCCAGCCCCTTCCAGTTCCGCAACGCCCAGGCCGCCAACATCAGAGGNCCTCGCGGCAGAGGGCGCGTTCGGCCTGGCGCCGGCGGGNCAGGCCGGGGAAGACGATGCCGCCGGCCTTGTTCCATTTCAGCAGCGCATCGCAGGCCGCCGCCGGCTGGCCGGCATTGAGCAGGCGGGCGACGCTCGATTTGCAGTAGGCGCCGGTGCCGACATTGTAGGCGAAGGAGACGATCGCCACCTGGCGCTTCTCCGGCATCGGCACGGCCGTGCAGGCCAGCACGCCCTGCTCGAACTCCTGCAGGCCTTTGAGGAGCATCGCGTCGCACTCGGCCTTGCTGTGCCGGTCGCCGAGCTTGACGCCGCGGGTTTCGCCGTAGCAGACGGTCGCCACGCCGACGACGTCGCGATAGGCGTTGAGGCGCAGCCCCTCGAAGCCGCCCACTAACGTGACGGTGAGCGCTGCGGCTGCCGTGCCCTTCTGCAGGCGGGTGCGCGGGCGCATGGATAGCACCGCGCTCATTGCTGGGCTCCGGCGCCGGAGACGGTCTCCTGCGCGATCAGGCGGGCGACGAAGGCGCCGGCGGTCGCGAAGAAGGACAGTGCCGCGAATACGCCTGCCGGCACCGGGACGACGGATTGCAGCAGCGGCAGCGCGACCTCAGCGCCGGAGAGCAAGCCGGCGAGCAGCAGCAGCCGGATCGACCAGGCGTAGCGCAGGATCTGGCGCCAGTTCCAAACGAGGGCGAACCGCATCAGGAGCCCCCGATCGCGGCGAAGAAGCAGAGCAGCTTGCCGGAGCCGTCGATGCAGAGATGGAAGCGGCCGTCAGGCGAGGCCTTGGTCTCGCGATAGGGGATCGCGAGCACGAGCGGATCGGCCCGGACCTTCGGCCACATCGGGTGGCTGCCGGGCCGGACCGTCACCTGATAGCCACCAGCCCCTTCGCGTACGGTGTCAGGCGAGATCTCGGCGCAATCGCGATCGGAACAGCAGGCGTACGGATAGGACCAGCCGGACATGGCCTGATGGGCGCTCGCCGCGCCGTGCCAGCCGGCAGCGAGCACGACAACAAGCAGGCATAGCCAAGCAAGCAGGCAGTGACGCATCGACTGGTCTCCGGCGCGGGAACGTGCGCCGAAGATGCGCGCCGGGTGATGCGCGAGACACGGCCCCGCGCGGGGCCGTCAGCCAGTCTTGTCGAACATGTCGAGCTGTGAAGTGGCGGGGCGGCCGGCGCGGCCATCGGGATGGCCGAACTTATCCAGCGCGCGCTGCACCGAATTGCGGCTGCAGCCAGCCTTGAGCGCCGCAGCCTCCTGCGACATCCCCATGGCGAGGTAGCAGAGCNCCCGCCACGGCCGGGCGATCGGAACCTTGATCGTGTCGGCGCCATATCTGGCATGCAATGCGGCCGTCGCGTCAACCCCGATGATGTCGACGATCGCACCGCCGGCGGCGGGATCGCAGACATAGACCCGCGCGCCGCCGCGCGCCTCGACCAGGCGCAGCGCCGCTTCCGGCCCGATCAGCTCGACCAGGCGCGCGATCTCGTCTGTGGGCGGCGGCAGCGTCGTCATCGCGGCGGGAACCTCTCCGGCGGCGTGACTGTGGTCAGGGTGCCTTCGCGGACGACGTAGCGCAGCCCGTCGGCGACGATCTCGTAATCGTCGATGCCGACGCGCGCGGCCGCCCGCTGGGCCCGCTCCAGCGATGCCGCGAGCGCTCGTCTGACGGCCTCGACATCCAGGGCGCCGGAGCGTTCGAGGAAACGGACCAAAGCGTGGTCGCTGATGTGGATCATACCGTCACCCGCTTCTGCCAGGCCTTCAGCTGCTCGATCGCCTCGCGGGTTTGATCCGGCTTCAGGAACTCCGGCGCCGAGACCTTGAACCGGGCTGCAACCCAGCTGCGCAGGGCGTCGCGGTCGAGCGGGCCGGCATGGAGTGCGCCCCAGAGCGCATAGAGCTTGCGCAGATCCGCGCGCTGCGCGGGCGCCCTCACTGAAGCCTTCGGCTTCCAGCCCAGGCGCTTCAGCTCGGCGATGACGGAATCAGCCTGGCGATCGGAGAGATCGCGCGCACTGCCGACGCCGGCGACGCGCTGCAGCAGGCCGCGATAGGCGTCGTCGTCGAGCGCCAGGTCCTTCCTGGCGATGTGGATCTTCGCCAGCATGTCGCGATGGCTCATAGCCCGGCCTTTCGGATCACGCCCTGCAGCTTCACGGCTTCGCGCGTGAGCCGCTTCAACTCGGTTTCAAGGATGGTCGACCGCCTCGGCTTGATGGTCTCGATGACGGTCATGAGNTGCTGGCGCCTCGCGTTGATCTCCCCGAGCTCGCCACGCGCCAGCAGCGCCATGAGCGGCGCGGCATCGGAGGGAGCGGGACGGGAGGAGAAGAAGCGGGGCATGGCTCAAGCCCCGTGCTCGAGCAACGGGGCCGGCGCCGGCCGTGCGAAGCGGGCGGCGTCAGTCTGCATGGAGAAGACGACGCGGCGCCCGGGCGGGATCCAGAGCGGCGCCCGCGGCTCGGCGCCATGCTTCCAGCAGACCCAGCAATAATCCGTCGCCGTGTCGCCGTCCGGCTCCCAGCGGNCGCGGTGCATCGGCACGCGCTCGACGTAATAGGCGATTACGAAGGGCGAAAACTCGCGGAAGAGCTCGTAACGCTCGATGGTGTGCAGCCACTGGGTGCGCACGAGGATCGCGACGCCACAGCGCGCCAGCGCCAGCCCCTGGCGAGCGAAAGCCACGGCCGCGTTGAAGGGCGGGTTCGTGAACATCCAGTCGCAGGCGCCACGGTTGCCGCCGGCCTGAAGGAAGTCCTCGACCTCGCCATAGCCATAGGGATGGACGTCGCTCGCGGCGACGAAGGGAAACACCTCTTTCAGCGGCTCGGCCATGTGCCCTTCGCCGCAGGCGGGCTCCAGGATCTGATCGGGGATCAGCACCCCCAGCTCCGGCCGGGCAACATGGTGCACGAAGGCGCGGGTCGCCCAGGGCGGCGTCGGGAAGAAGTCGAGGGAGTCGGCCGGCTCGGAACGCTGCGCCATGACGGCCGGCGAGAAGGAGAAGGAATGCTGCGTCATCGCCGCCCCTGCCGCTCGAGGAACTCCTCGACCGCCTGGGCGACAAGCTGGTCGCGGCTCTTGCCGGTAACGCGCGAGAGCAAGGCGAGCCCGGCCTCCATGGGCTTGGTCACACCGTCGGCGACCAGGGCGATCGAGCGCTCGCGGTTGCGGATCAGACGGATATGCCCGCGCTCCTCGAGCGCATGGACCATGCGATGGACGTTGCTCTTGACGATGCGCAGATGCGCCGCGATCTCCTCGTACGACGGCGCGACGTGGCCGGCCTCGAGGCGCCCGCGGATGAAGGCAGGCAGTCGGCCTGGCGCGGCGTCAGGCCCATCATCGTGCCGGCCCTCCCGCCTTGGCGATCGCCTCGCGCTTTGCGAGCTCGAGGCACATCTGGCCCATAGTCTCGCCATGGCGGAGCACGGCCTCGCGGGCATCCGCCGGCAATTTCAGGAAGGCGCGGATCTCGTCGGCATGCTCCGACAGCGTTTCCAGGCTTCGCCTGGCGCAGTTCAGCACCTCGGCGCTGCGCGCCACCACATCCCGCGGCCGCTTCTCGACGACCGGCAGACCATGGCGCAGGCTATGCGCCCGGGTCTCAGCGAGGCGGACTTCTTCGATCTGGATGGCGAGCGTGGCGGTGGGCAAGGTCATGAGCGATCCTCGATCACGAGGGGGACGGCCGAGCCGCCCACGCCGTGGTGCAGACCGACATCGGCGCCGGCGCGCCAGCCGGCCGAGCTGGCGCCGGCGTAGCGCTCCTTCCGCTCCTTCAACACGACAGGGACAGTGCCGGGCTCGCGCTTTGCCAGCGCCTGCTTCGCCTCCTGGCGGGCGGCCTCGTTTCGGATGGGCTTGAACAGCTCGCCGAGCCGGACGGTCAGGCGCAGCACCATGCCGTCGATGAAATCGGCCGCGGCCGCGCGCCGGGTCGAGAGCTTGCGGCGGCGGGNGTAGAACGGCGTCTCCTTGAACTCGCGCAGGGCGCGATCCACCGCGCGGAAGCAGACATCGCGGAGATAGGCCGCAATATCGGGCCCGGGCTCGCGGCCGACGAACAGGATGTCNCCGCGATCGCAGCGGATCAGCATGGCACAGTTGGTGTAATAGGCGATGGCGCCCGAGAGCTTGTCGCGCCAGGTGGTGCGGTTCGTCGTCNGGGTCGAGTTGTCGGCAGCGGTTGCCTCGGTCATCTCGATCTCAGCCTGGTCGAAGTCGTGCTCGGCCATCAGTCGTGCTGCCAGCGCGGCCGCGGCCATCGCCTCGGCTTCGGTGCAGCCGCTGGCTTCGGTCTTGGCCTGCAGGGCGGCNATCTTACTGCGCAGACGCTCGCGCGGGGTCATGCCGGCACCTTCTGGTTGAGCTTGTCGATCGCAGCGCGGGCNGCACCGTCCAGGCTGTACCCATGGCCCCAGCGGGTCAGTATGTTGGCGCCGAACGGGCGCATCTTCGCCCGGGCCTTGCAGATGAAGACGTCGACGATCTTCTCCATCGGCTCGTCGCGGCCGTCGTTGCGATACAAGGCCGCCATGAGCTGATCCTTGGTGCATTCGCTGCGCCCATAGAGCGCCGAGACGAGGCGGGCCTCGTTGACCGTCAGGCGCCACTCCAGCGGCAGAGCCAAGGCTGCCACCAACACGCGGTCCAGGAAGGCGACGCGCTCCTCGAGCCAGGCATTGCGGGCGCGCAGCGCCGCCAGTTCGACGTCAGGCTGCACGGCGCTTCCTCGTGTTCTGGTAGAGCGAGATCGTCAGCGCCCGCCATTTCGGCAGGGATTTGGCCAAGGCAAGATCCGCCGCCTTGCGCTGCATGTCCGGCCAGCGGGCCAGGAGCGTCGCCTTCAAATCGTCGGCGGCGATCTCGCCGGCATAGGTCGAGCCGTACAGGAGCTCCTCGGCCGCCTTGATCGCGTCCGAGGTCACCGGAGCCAGCCGCGCCTGCGCGAGCGTCTCAAGCACGACCCTGGCCTGCATGGCGGTGCGGCGCCGGCAAAGAGCGCTCAGAGCCGCGACGGCGACGGTTTCGGCAACCTCGAAGATGCCCTGCGGGCGAACATTGCGCAGCACGGTGACGCCGGCCCGCCCGCACACCTGCATGACAGTCATCGCGCCTTCGTCACCGGCGGCGACGGCGGCGTGGAACAGGCTGAGAGCCGTGAGGCCGACGCGATCGCGGTTGTGGCCGAGGAAGGCGCGAGCACGCTCCAACTGGTCGGCGCCCTCGACGATCATCACCGGGATCGTCGGGATCCCGCCATGGGTGGCAGCGCCGATGGCGGTGTGCTGGCCGTCGAGGATATGCAGGCCCGCATTGGTTTCGGCGACGATCGGCGGCTTGAAGCGCCGCCAGGACCAGCCGGCCGCAATGCGGTGAATAAGCCTCACGGAAGTCTCGGTCAGGTTGCGCTGATAAGTCGGATCGACCAGCAGCGATGTCGGCGCGATCCACTCGAAACGGGGGACGAACGCTTCGAGCTCGGCCGGCGTCCAGCCTTCCGGAAGGGCCAAGGGTTCGACGGTGCGCAGGGTCATCCGAAGATCTCCGTCAGCTCGGGTTGGCGGTCGAACGCCGGCGGGGCGCTGCGGCTGGTGAAGTCGATGGGGTCTCTGACCGCCGGAGCGGCGGCGTAGACGCGCAGGCAGTGCTCGGCGCAGTAGGACGTCGGCCAAATCGTGGGCTCACCGCAGACGCGGCGGCCGCCGAAGATGTCGATCGGCTCGCCTCGGCGGGGCTGGACACCCTCGCAGACGATCCAGCGGCAGTGCCCGTCGCGGGCGCGGGAGAGGAGAATGCTCACTGGACTGCGCCTCCGAACAGGCCATCGCGCTGCGCTTGCGCGCGTAGATTGGCGGCGATGGCCTTCATCAAGGCGATTTCCTCGTCGGCCTTGGCCTGGCTCATGCGCTTGATCTGCACTTGCCGGGCATAGACTCGCTCGCGGAGCCTAACCTCGCGCTCGGCGGCGGCCGCGAGTTGCTCATTGGTGAAGCGGGGAGCGGCCATGGCGCCCTCACGCGGCCGCGAGGTCGATGGTGACCGTCTCGAAGCGATCCTGCGGGCGCCGGCGCTGGTAGAAGCGGACATACTCCTTCGTGCCGGTGACCCGGATCGCGTCGCGGATCGCCGTCATCGCCCGCGTCCAGCGCTTGTCGCCGATATCGAGCTTCAGCAGCAGGAACAGGTTGGCCTTGTTGATCTGACCTTCCTTCTCAACCGCGAAGGCGCGGGAGACGATCGCGCGGATCTCCGGCCGGCTGTCGGCGCCCCACTCGACCAAGCATTCGTCGATCAGCGACTTCGCCTGTTGCAGCTGTGGGCCGAACTCGATCAGGTCGGCGATCTGCACCTTGACTTGCATCAGCCCGTCGACGGTCTGGAAGGTGACGTTGCCTTTCTCGCCGCCGGCGCGGGCGCCGTACTCCTGCTCCAGCAGCTGCTGGAAGCCGTTGAGGTCGGCGAAGGTGTGTTCCTTGAAGCGGGCGATCTGGGCCGAGAGATCGAGCGCGAAGGCCATCACCTTGCGCACCATCTCGTCCTCTAGCTTGTCGGCCGGCTTCACCAGCTCGACCGGGACGAGGCGCCCCTTCGCGTCGCGCATGTGAGGCTGACCGCCCACGTCGATGATGCCGGCCGGAACGACGGGCTGGCTAGGCGCATTCTCAGACATGGACGGTCTCCTCGGTTGAAGGTTCGGAAGTGTCGCCATCGGCCTGCTCGACGATGAGCCGGGACATGGCGACGATTTCATAGGTCGAGACGCGCACCGCCTCGCGCTCGGGCGCGGCCAGCACGCGGCGGGCGGTGGCGAGCGGGTCGATCGAGACGGCGAAGCGCAGCAGGCCGGCGCGCTCGAGCGCCTGCAGCGTGCCGAGGAGCGCATCCGTCGAGAGTCGGAAGGTCTCGCTCGAGGCGCGCAGTTCCTCGGCCCGGCGCTGNCCGTGGATCACCATGGTGTGGTCGCGGCCGCCCGACATCCGGCCGATCGTGCTCGGACCCAGCGACGTCATCTTGCTGGCGAGCCACCAGCACGCGTAGCGGAGATGGACCCGTTCGTCGGCGCCGGCACGGCCGGCGACCATGATCTCATGGCGGGNGACCCCGGCGACGGCGCCGACCGCCTGAACGATCATGTCGAAGGTGACATGGCGCTCGCTCATGCCGCGTGGCCTCCGTCGTCGCGGCCGGCCGGCCGCGGGGCGCGCGGGAAGCTGACGACGTTGCTGTCGCCGATCGGCATGGCGAGGGCGGCGAGGCCGGGACGCGGAACATGAACCGGCCCGCCACCGTCCAGCTGGCGCTGGATCTCGGCCTGCTGACCTATCAGTGCCTGCTGCAGAGACGGCGAGACGGCCGCGCTGGCGACGATGTCGAGATCGCGGGCAATCGCCTCCATCTCGTCGGCATCGGCCGCGCGCTGCTCAAGGCGCTCGGCCTTTTCCGCGAGCAGGCACAGAGACACCGTGAGATCCCTGCAGGCGTCGATCGTCGGCCGCCGGTGGGACGCGACATAGGTGCGGAACAGGTCTCGCAGCTCGCGCAGATCGGCGGACAGAGGCTTTGCCTGCATGGCTCAGCCCTCCCGGCCCGGGATGGCGGGAACGCGGCCGAGATGGCGCGCGTGGCGGAGCGCTTCCTCGCGATCGAGCTGGGCGAAGCCGACTGCTCCGGCCAGGCTGGCGCATGTGCCCGCGAGCAACACGAAGGCGTAGACCTCCGGATCGCGGACGAAATGTAGCATCGCGCCGGCGACGAAGCCGCCGAGCGGAACAAGGCAGATGCACACGAGCTTGAAGGCTGACCGGATCATCAGGCGTCTCCGGAGTTCTTGCGATTTGAGGGGCAGTCCCGGCAGGNGCGGAAAAGCCGCGCGCGCGCCGGGTTCGAGGACGAGAAGGGCTTGGCCTGCTCTTGGAGGCACTGGTCCTTGCCGATCGGGCCGAGGACGGGGCAATCGACCTGCTGGCCGAGGAGTGCACCGCGGATCCGGATCAGGACCGCCTGGACGTCGCCGGGATAGCGGCGGGACAACATGTGGGAGACCACCGCGTCGCTATATCCAAGCCTCTGGGCGACCTCGCGCGCCGTCGAACGCATGCAAGCCTCAGCGAGCGCGCGTATTTCAGGAGGCATCGCCTCCCCCCAAGCCGCGCTGGCCCGCTCCATCGCCGTCGTGCGGTTGCGAGTTGTAGTCACGACCGCCCCCGCAGATTGTTAGGGTTAACGGTTTGACCNAAATTGAGATCAAAGATGCCCCCGCCAGAGAGCGGGATGGGCGCGCGCGGGCCGGTGTCCTTTCCCGGAGGCAGGCGCAACCGGTCGCCGGCACGCTGCAAGTAGCCGACCTGTTCGAGTGCTCGGACCAACCGCGCGACTGCCAAGGCGGTCACCTCGCAGACATCAGTGGTAGCGGCCTCGACCAAATCGGCGGCCGAGAACGCGCGCAAGGCGCGCATCGCGGTCCAAATCTGTCGCTGCTGCTGAGAGCCGCGGCCGTTAGTCCCGCGGTTGCGCGGCGGGGCCTCGCCCGCCACCTCGACACGCCAAGCCGGCCCCTCCGCTGAAACGATCATCTCGCGAGCGAGCCAACCGTGCCATTCTGCGATCGCCGGATAACTGNCCTGAGGCGTGAGGGCGGCGACGGTTGCGACCGTGAACCGCCCGTAATCTTTCGTGAGGACCGTCATGGCGCGCCAAGCCGTGGCGTGCGCGTCGTCCGAGAGGCGAACGGTGCTGACCATTACGCTGCCCTCCGCTTCGTCGGCTGGCCCGTGTGGACGCGGCCGCTGAAGTTGGAGAGGTCGAGTTGGTTGAACCCATGGTTCCGAGCGAACTCGGTCATCTCCGCCAGCGTCGTCGAGATGCGGCGGGCGACACCGCCGCACTGTTTACGGACCTGGTCGAGCAGCGCATCGTCGATCGTGAGCTGCGGCGCATAGACAGCGGCCAGATGGGCCGCGTCGTCGAGGTCGCAGGGCTGCGCCGGCTGCCAGTCGAGGACGCGGTTGTGTACGCGCTCGACCTGCATCAGCTTGTTCGGAAGCTGTTCCTCCCCAATCAGGATGATCGGCGCCTGGCTGTAGTCGTGGATCTCTCGGATGAGCTCGATGAAGCCCTTGTCGACCGCCTTGTCGGCCTCGTCGATGATCAAGGGGCGGTCGATCTTCTCGCCGAGGATCTCGATAGCGCGCTCGGTCATGTCAGCGACGGTGCCGCGCGGATTGGCAATGCCGATCTCGCGCAGGACATGTTCCAGGAATTTCCGGCGCGTCCAGCTGTCGCCGATGGAAACCATGGGCGCGCGGGTCTTGTTGCAGGCGTAGATCGCNGCCTTCGTCTTTCCGTAGCCGCTGGGGCCGTGGAAGATGCCGAAGCCGGGCAGGTCCACGCTGCGCGCCTGAAGCCGGTTGACGAGCGTCATCAACGCGGTCACGTTCTTCAGCGGAGCGAAGCGGGCCTTTTCGGGTTGGTTCATCGCAATCCTCAATCTGTTTTGCTCTTCCATCGGCCCGCCGCTGCAACGGCGGGCCGCTCTCTTTTCCGTAGGCGTCAACGCAACGCTGCCTCGCCGAAATCCTCTGCGATCGTCTTCTGCGCGCGGTACTCAGGTCCGGCCTGGTAGCCGCCGAGCCAGAGCGCATCGGCGTTGGCTACGACCTCGCCGGTCGCCAGCTGGGCCTCGATCGCCTGCGCGCGCCGAAAGCGCTGGGCAGGCGTCTCTTCCCGCCGCAGCGGCGTAACGACCGGGGGCAGCGGCGCGCCGGCGAGATCGGCCTCGATTTCGGCCTGCAGGCGCAGTTGCTCAGGCGTCTGAGGCGCAGGACGCGGCGCCTCGCCACGGCGCAGCGCGGCGATCTCGGCGCCGGCTTCGAGCGAGGGTGTGGAGTGCTGCTCGGCGCGCTGCGGGAAGGCGACGAGGTTGCCCGAGAGCTCGGCCGCGCGCTGGCGCCGCAGGTCGAGCACCGTGCGGCTGGTGATGTGGCGGCGCTCGGCCCGCATGGCTGCGGNGCGCTCGTCGATCAGGCGCTTCTGCTCTGCGGCGACCTCGGCACGGATGGCAGCGGGATCCTCGCCGAGCAACTCCGGGCACCGACCTTCGCCGAGCAAAGCATCCGTCTCCGGATCGTGGCACCAGACGCGCCCCTTGTCGGCAGGGTCGAGACGCACGAACACGCGGGTGCCGACCGAGACGCCGGCGACCAGATAGTGGAAGCCGTCGATCCGGACGCCGCGCTTGCCGAGCGTGCGGATGCCGTCCCCGCCGGGCGCCGGCATCAGCAGCACGGTCAATGCCTCGGCGTCGACCCGCCGTACCGGCTGGGTCCAGCTCGCCGCCTTGGCGAAAGGGCTCATTCCAAGCGCACCATGGTCGCGCCGGCCATACTGGCCCTCGGCCCAGGCATCGCATTCCGCCTGTAGCTGCTCGCCCGTCAGCTCGACGGCGAAGGCCTTGGCGTCGTCAGTGCCGAGCCGGGCGGCGAAGGCGCGGCGGGCCTCGATCACCTTGCGATCGCTGACGCTGTGGCCGATGAAGCCCGGCAGCGTGCGGCCGAGATCGGTCTGGAAGGTGCGGATCACACGTTCGACCGGCCCCTTCTGCCAGGGCGAGAACGCCGCGGAGGTGATGTGCTCGATCTGCAGGGCGGCGAACAGGCGGCGGGNCGCCTTCGCGACGAAGTCCGAACCGTTGTCCGTCTTGACCTTGTCCGGCACGCCCCAGGCGACCAAGGCCTTGCGCATCAGCAGTTGCACCGCCTCAGACCGCGGCGTCTTCGAGACGTGCAGGATCAGCCGACGCGAGAAGATATCGATGCAGGCATAGACGGAATGACGGCCGTCGAGGCAAAGCGCATCGACCGGCGAGGCGTCGATCTGCCAGAGCTCGTTCAGCGCCGTGGTCAGATGCGTGTAGGAGCCGGCAATGCGGGTCTTCGAGACGAAGGCGTCGGGGTTCGTCAGNGCCAGGAGCTCGGTCTGAAGCTCGGATTTCCAGCGCTTCAACGCGATTTCAAAGGCGCGCTGGCCGGGAAGCGACCGCATCTCGCCTTCTAGCGCAACGCCCTGCGGATAGCGGCCGAGGCAGGCCTCGTAGATCTGCCGGGCGGTGTAGAGCGGGTTCTGCGCGACGAGCGCGAGCATGAAGGCCTTGAGCTGGCCATCGGCGCCGGCCTCCAGCACGCCTTTGCCGCGGCGGGAGGCGCCACGGTCGACCGCCAGACGCTGGGTTTCGCCCTCGCGCGTGGCCGTGATCCAACGCAGCAGCGTGCGGGTCGACAGGCGCCGGACCCGTTCGCGCACCCAGCCGGGCACGTCGGNCCTGCCGAGGTTATAGAGATCAACGAAGAGGGCGATCGCGACGGTTTGCTGCAACTCGGCAGTGCGCTGGAAGGCGCGCAGCGCCCCGAGGACGGCGATGCGCGCGTCGAGCTGCTCGCCGGCCGCCGGACCGGCGATATCCAGGTCCGGTGCGGCCTGCAGGGCCAGAGACGCCGCCTCTTCCGGCCGTACGCCACTAGCCCGTCCAAAGTACTCCGCACGCGCCGTCGCTGGCAGCAGGGAGACGTGGTACTCCAGACCACCGCCCCGGCCGTCACGTTGCCGGCAGAGGCTGGCGAACCGCGCCCAATCCTCGCGCTCGGCGAGAGCGAGGACGTTCTTGCGCGAGGTCGGCAGGCCCGGCAGGGCGAGATCAGCGATTTCGGAAGAGGTCAGCCAGAGCTTCACGCCGCGGAACCTTTCAGACGACGGAGCTCGGCCCGCAGGAGACGAAACTCCTGCCAGGAAAGCCGAAAGTCGGGTGCCGAGCCGCAGCCCTCGGCCTCGTCGATGCGTTGCAGCAGCCGCGCCGTCTCCTGCTCCTCCTCGCGGCGCTCGGCGACAGCGCGGCGCTCGCGCGCAGCGGCGATCTGCCAGGGGTCAGCGCCTTCTGCGACAAGCCGAGCGATCTCGGCGTTGGCTTGCGAGACGGTGAGGGTCATGCGGCGCCGCCCTTCTTGGCCTTGGCGGGCTTGGGCGCCTGCGCGGCGTCGAGCGCCGCGATCTTGGCGTNGATCATCACCTTGGCGCCGCGCAACTGGCTGGGCGTCAGGCGCGCCAGCAGTGCTTCGAGCTTGACGAGCGGCCGATCCTCCTCCCGCACGGCACCGCCCTCCGGCACCATGCCGGCCGTGACGCGTGCCTTGGCGAGATTGGAAGCGCGGCCCTCGGCGATTTCGCGAGCGACCTTCAGCTGATCAGCCGGATCGAGCGCGGCGAGAGCCTGCAGCTGCGCCTGATTATCGGCGACCTTGGTGCCACGGATGAGAGAGACCGCGTCTGGCGTTAGCGCCCCGGCCAGCTCGCATGCGCGCTGGATTGTGCGCTCGCTCAGGCCGGTTGACCGGGCCGCATCCTTGGAGAAGCGCGCAAAAGTCGCCAAGTTGGCGACCTTTCCTTTTTCGGTCTTCGGCTTCTTGGCCTTGCCATGCCCCGCCTCGGGGTTCAGCAGCTCATAGACGCGCTTACGCTCGGCGAGGAAAAACGCCCGATCCAACGGGGAGAGCTCTTCGCGGGCAAGGTTCTCGTCAACCTCGATCATCCGCGCTTCGTCATCCGAGCACTCGACCAGGACGGCAGCAATCTGCTCCCAGCCGAGAATGGTGGCGGCCGCGCAGCGGCGGCCTCCCGCGATTAGCTTGAGGCCGTTACCCGAGGGGNGGACGCGTACGACGATCGGCGCGATCTGCCCGGTCTCGCTCATGGACGCGGCGGTGAGCTGCGCATTCTGAGGGGTCACAGGCCGAAGGCGATCGCTGGTGTCGATCGTAGCCAGGTCGGCCATGAACAGCGGGGTCCCGGCTGTGAGTTCGGCAAGCGTGCGCATCAGGCGGCCCTCTTCGCAGAGCGGCCGCGACGCACGAGCCGCTGGCCCGCGGCATTCCAGCGATCGGGCCAGAGAACGTGCAGCGGAATACGGAGAGCCTGAGCGATCGCCTTTTCGGCGGCCCGCTGGGGACGACGGAGCGCCGCCCGCAGGGCGACGTCGGACACGCCGTATGTCTGGCCGATGGCCGGCAAAAAGCGGAATTTCGATTTCCGAACCGCGGCTATGATGTCAGCTTCGTGCATGAGGCCTCGACGATTGGCGGCCAAGGCCGCCATCTGTTAACCTTATAAGTAACGAACGATACCGTAGCTCGATTTTTATCGATACGCAAGCGGCAACAATCGACGATTGGCGACCATGGACGATCAAGAGCTTGACGAAGGCTTCAAAGAGCGGTTCGAGGCCCTTTTGGCCCGCTTTCCGTCGATGAAAATGGCGGCGGATGTCGCCGGCTATTCAGCGGAACAGCTCGCTAAATGGCGAGATGGCAAGGCGCGTGCGCCATTGCGGCCAATCGCGAATCTGTGCCAAGCGAGCGCCACTTCGCTGGACTGGCTCGTCTTCAACCGCGAGATGCCCAGTTCGGCGATCGTCACCGCCACCGATGGCGAGCTCCCGGACGTCGTTTGGATCCCGCTGTTGGAGGTGATCGCCTCTGCCGGGCCTGGTTATGAGAATGCACGGCCCTATGAACTGCGACGCTTGCCGTTCCCGCGGACGTGGCTCCAGCGCCTCGGCGTGCCGGAAAAATACGCCCGTTTCCTGGGGATCGACGGCGACAGCATGGANCCCACGATTATGGACGGCTGNATCGTCCTGGTGGATACCCGGCCGAAGCATGCCCGCGCCAACGGGATCTATGTCTTGGTCGATGGGCCGAATGTGAGGGTTAAGCGTATCGCACTCGGCTGGCAGAACTCGATCGTGCTGATCAGCGACAATGAGCGGTATCAGTCGGAGCAGCTGTCGCCGCCTGACGCCGAGGCGCTGCAGGTTGCCGGTCGGATTGTCTGGGCTGGTGGCGAGATCTAGGGACGAGCTATCACCCGCTCCTTAGCCAAGCGTAGTAGGGGGCGGCCATTCGGCCGCCCTCCAGTTTCAAGCCACCTTCAAATCGCTCTCACCTAGATCGAGGCGGTCGAAATCGGCTTCGGAATCATCTCTGAGGCCGTCCACATCGGCGGGCAACCGGCCGTGCCTGGCGATGATAATTGCGTCGTCCCAGTCGCCGGTGTCCGGGCTGCCAGTGCGATAGAAGGCGACGACGCCGGCGCGGATCGGCTTGTAGCGTTCGAAGAGACGGTTAGCGTGGTCACGATCGGTGGCAGGCATCGGATCGTCGGCTGAGATGCCATTCCGGCCAGCGGCGCGATAGGACTGCACGACGTAGTATGTCAGCCTTGCGACGGTTTCCTGCTTCTTCCTGGAACTCATGACGCTCTCCTTGTCGCCCAGGTCTCTGCCGCCCAGGCTCCCTCAATCAAAGCGTGCAAATGAGAACAGAACAAGAACATTTTTGACAGTTTCTGTCAGCTGTGGAATTCATGGATAACGGCTGGACATTCTCGAGCACGGTGGGCGCGATTGAAACGGCGAGGCACGTCTTTGCCGTGTCCGCTGCCCGCTCCGGCTCGCGATTTCCGGCCTTTCCGGGTTCTTGTCGGGCTGCTCGCGAAATGTTGGCTGGTTATGTGACGGTTCACGACGCAATGGCCGACGGGCACGAGCGACTTGAGGTCAGATGCTCGACCTGCAGGGTCACGCATCTTGTTCCCTGGCGGCTGCTACGCGGCGTTCTCAATGGTGACCGCCTCGACGAGCTCCACAAGCGCTTGGTCTGCCAGAAATGCGGCAGCCGCCCGGCGCAGGAGGATGTCGGCATCCCTGAGCCGGTGAAGTTTCCCGGTGGCCCGCTATATGGGCCGCGCTAGAAGGGCGTTTGAGGCGGCCGATTGCCGTAACAGTTAACGCGGCGGGCGCTGGCGGCCGATTTTGCGCCATCGCCTTGATTTCGGGTCACTTTTAGGAACTGTTACGCTGCCGGCGCGGTTGGGGCCAAAACGTAACAGTTCGGGCGCCGAGATCCGGCCTTTTGGGCACCTTTGGCCGCCTTCGTGGCGTTGCGGCCGCCTGCCAGTGCCATTTGATTGTTCGCTCTGGCTTTCGGGATTTCTGGCTTTCGGGCCGCCCGCAGCGCACCTAAGCCCTTGGGCGGCCGCGCCTTTCCAGCTGATCCCGCCTAATCCCACTTAATCCCGCCTAACACCCGCTAGTGCCATGTGATTGTTCGTTTCACAGCGGCGGCTTCGTTCGTCTCAGGCACACTTCGTGAGCGTTCCTGATCTCTACCCGATCAGCGTCACGGTGTCAAGGATAAAATTCCTATCACGCGGAGAGGAGTCAAACCTCCGTCTTCTCCACCCATTTAATCTGGGTCTGCGGCTTGTAGGCCTCCATCTTGTCGAGCAGGGCGGCCGGATCGGTCTCCATCATCGCCATGTCGCGATGGGCCTGCCACATGAAACCGGCCTTCGTCGTGTTGTCGAGAAAGGCGGCGAGCGCATCGTAGAAGCCGTCGATGTTGAGAAAGCCGAGCGGCTTGCCGTGGATACCGAGCTGGCTCCAGGTCCAGATCTCGAAGATCTCCTCGAAGGTGCCGATGCCGCCGGACATAGCGATGAAGCCGTCGGAAAGCTCGGCCATGCGCGCCTTGCGGATATGCATGGTCTCGACCACCTCGAGCCGCGTCAGCTTGTTGTGGCCGACCTCCTTCTCGCGCAGCGCCCGCGGGATCACGCCATGGACCTCGCCGCCGGCTTCGAGCGCGGCATTGGCGACGATGCCCATCAGGCCGACGGCGCCACCGCCATAGACCAGCGTCAGGCCGCGCCGGGCGATGGCGGTGCCCATGGCGCGGGCGCCTTCGGCATGGATGGGATCATGGCCCGGACTCGAGCCACAGAAGACACAGACGGATTTCAT